TGACCCCTATGCACCGTGGCGGTTCGCTATCATGTGGCCCCTCGCTGCACTGGAAGTACTATTTAGAATGATGTTAGGAAACAAAGATGGAAATTAGTTTGTTAAAAACTTTGCTGGATCGTGAGTTTTACGAACAGCACAAAGGCATTCGCTGTCCCGATAAGATATTCACCAGGACATGCGCAAGATTAAACAGACGTTAGACACAGCTATGGAAACATATGACGGTGACCTGTCAGTGCCTGACCTTGAGGCTTTGTTCTACGCTCAAAACCAGAGCATGACCACAGCTACCAAGACAGCCTACGCTGATCTGTTTCGGAAGATTGAGAACACACAAGCTATTAAGACAGAGATAGCTGAAGATGTAATGGGTAAGATGTTCCAGCAATACGTGGGTGACCAGGTTGCTAACATCGGCTTTGAGTTCGTGAACGGAACCAAGACAAGCTTAGAGCCATTGCGTCGTTTACTAGAGGATTACAAAGATGATTTTACTCCTAACCTTCGTGTTGATTGGGATGACATTAGCATTGACACGCTACTTGATGCCAACGATCTGCAAACCCAATGGAAGTTTAACATTCCAAGTCTCCGTCGGAAGGTGGAAGGTGTTAGCGGTGGTCATCTTTTGCTGGTTGGCGCTCGTCCCAATACTGGTAAAACTTCTTTCCATGCCTCTCTTATAGCTGGACCTGATGGTTGGGCATCACAGGGTGCTAAGTGCATCGTGTTGTGTAATGAGGAAAGCTATGAGCGTGTAGGTGCACGGTACTTATCTGCTGCTACCAACATGTCCTTAGATGAAGTTAAGACTAACATAGCGTTAGCACGTTCACGGTATCAGCCTATCAAGCAGAACATTCGTATCAAGGACTGCACAAACAAAGACATGTCTTGGGTGGAATCTGTAGTCAAACAAGAGAAGCCTGACATCGTAGTTCTAGACATGGGTGATAAGTTTGCCACCAAGAACAGCGACAAGTCAGATGTGTACCTCAAGGATGCAGCTATCTACGCACGTAACATCGCTAAGCAATACAAGTGCTGCGTGATCTGGATGTCACAGCTATCCGCTGTAGCAGAGGGTAAGGTATTCGTGGATCAGTCTATGATGGAAGGGTCTAAGACAGGTAAAGCTGCAGAGGCCGATCTAATGGTTTTGATCTCTAAAAACCCAATGGTAGAGGGCGCAGATGAAGAAGACACCCAGCGCCACTTGAACATAGCAAAGAATAAGCTTAAAGGTGGTTGGCACGGAGTAGTGCATTGTGAGCTAGACGGGGAGCGCTCCATCTATACGGCATAGAAAGGCAGGAACACATGCGATTAGTATTAGACGTAGAAAACAGTGTGACATGGAAGGACAAGGAAATCTTTAACGATCCCTTCGAGCCTAACAACACGCTAACACAAGTAGGTATGGTCAACGTTGACAACACTAATGAACTTCACATTGTTAACCTAGATCATAACGAACAAAAGGATATCTCTGGCGCTGGGCGTAAGCTTATCCAAGACGTGTTGGACATGACAACGCTGTTGATTATGCACAACGCTAAACACGATCTCATGTGGCTGTGGGAGAGTGGCTTCAAGTATGACGGGGCTATCTATGACACGATGCTGGCAGAGTACATCTTATTGCGTGGTCAGAAGCTACGCATCAGTCTAGCTGCATGTGCTGAACGCAGAGGTCTTGCTGAGCAAAAGGAAGACTACCTTAGCGCATGCCTAAAGAAAGGAATAAATACAAATGAAACCGATCTTGCTAAGCTTAGCCTTTATCTTAGGGCTGATTTGCTCACAACTAGTGAGCTGTTCCACAGCATCGAGGCAGACTTTGCCGCCCCCGAAGGACAGTCCCTGGATAAAGTCAAACAAGTTACCTTCGACACCTGCAAAACCCTCACCAGAATGTACATGTCAGGATTCAAAGTTGATCTTCAAGAGTTGGAGCGAGTAGAGGATGAGTTTAAGAAAGAAAAAGCAGAGATCGAAGCGCGTCTACAAAAGAAAGTCAGGGAACTTATGGGGGACACCCCTGTCAACCTTAATTCGCCTGAGCAGATGTCACAGGTCATCTTCTCTAAACGCATTAAGAATAAGGGGGAGTGGGCGCAGCTATTTGACTATACATCAACTGTTCAAGAATTCAAAGAAGCAGTCGAAGCGAATAGTGAAACGATCTACCGCACTAAAGCGCACACCTGTCCTACGTGTGAAGGGCAAGGGAAAACGTATAAAGTAAGGAAAGATGGCACAAAGTATGCCAAACCTAACAAATGTAAGGAGTGTGACGCACGTGGCTATCAACTATCTAAGACTAAACAAGTGGCAGGGCTACGCTTTACTGCACCAAGCAAGGCATGGGTTAGTGCCAATGGTTTTAGCACTGGCAAAGACAATCTTGAAAAGCTTATGGGTACTGCCCGTGCTAATGGTATGGACGATGCTGTTAGTTTTCTGGGCGATCTTAAACGTCTTTCTGCAGTTAGTGTCTATCTTAATAGTTTTGTGGGTGGTATCCGCACCTACACTAAACAATCAGGATTCCTACACGTCACACTTACCCAACACATTACTTCTACAGGTAGGTTCTCAGGTAAAAATCCTAACATGCAGAACATGCCACGTGGTGGAACATTCCCTGTAAAGAAAGTATTTGTTTCGCGCTGGGATGGCGGTCACGTTCTTGAGGCAGACTTTGCTCAGCTTGAGTTTCGCACGGCTGCGTTCTTAGCTCAGGATGAAGTTGCAATGAAAGAGATTGAGACAGGTTTTGATGTCCATAGTTATACAGCTAAAGTTATCTCTGATGCAGGTGAGCCTACGTCACGCCAAGATGCCAAGGCCCACACCTTTGCTCCGCTCTTCGGCGCTACTGGATACGGACGTACCAAAGCTGTTGCAGCGTATTACGAACACTTTAATGATAAGTATCCAGGGATTGCAGCTTGGCATAAGAAGCTAGCCAATGAAGCTATGCGGTTCCAAAAGATAACCAATAAGTCTGGGCGACAGTATGCTTTCCCAGATGTAACTAGAAGGAAGAACGGTGGAGTAACACACTTTACCATGATCAAAAACTATCCTGTGCAGGGCTTTGCAACCGGGGATGTGGTTCCAGTTGTCCTCAATAGACTTCACGAATTGTTACAACCGTTACAATCTTGTGTAGTGAACTCTGTGCACGACAGTATGGTAGTGGATGTCCACCCAGACGAGAAGGAGAAGGTATTATTTATAATTGAAACACTTAACCGTGACATCGTTCAACTGGTAGAAGATACCTACGATGTACACATGAATGTGCCTCTATTATTAGAAGCAAAAATAGGTCCAAATTGGCTTGACACAGTTGATGTGTAAGCTATAACTAAGTTCTCTTTGACTCTATTAAAAGGATATAGAAATGAGTACAGAATTAACAGTAGCGAATGAGCGTGGTCAATCAATGGCTGAGCTTATGGGTTTGTCATCTTCAGCATCTGCAGAGGCAACACCCTCAATCGCTCGTATCGGAATGATCCACCAACCTAAGATGGGTGAGATTGAGTTCCAAGGTAAGATGATCAAGACTGAGGTACTACCTATCGGTTGCTTTACTCTTACCCAAGGTGAAGATGTTACGTATGCTAAAGAAGTTCACGTGCGTATCTTCGCCCAGCGCCAACAGTGGACACGCTGGAACAGTGAAACTGAGGAGATGGAAAAGACTGTTATGTCTAACTCTCTCAACGGTGATCTAAAGGACAGCATCGGTGGGTTTAACCTAGGCCGACCATCAGGTTACATCGAAGATTGGAATGCACTACCAGAAGAGACAAAGCGTATTATCCGTAGTGTTAAGCGCACTAAGGTCTTGTATGGTACAGTGACACTTATGGAGCCAATGGACGAGTCTGGTAATCCAAAGTCTGGTGAGTATGTGGATATACCGTTTGTTTATGACATCAAGAACAACACAAGCATCAAGAACCTAGATAAAGTCATGAAAGCTTTGCAGAATAAGAACCTGCTACCTATCATGTCTTCCATCAAACTGACAGGTGGTATTGGTTCTATCCCTACAGGCGCACAGTTTGGTTTCGTAGAGGCTGCACTAGGTGACAAAATCGACATCACAGATCACGATAACGACACCCTGCGTAACTTCATCGAACTTGTTGAGTATAGCAACGGTAAAATTCTAGACTTACACAATGAGCGTAACTCAGAGGCACTCTCGTCAGAGGATGCAGCTATGGTTGATGACATCATTAACAACGACTTTGTAGAGGTGGACGAATAATGAACCACCCTGCTGAATTAGCTGTCTATACCTTCTTACAGTTGGCTATGGATGGCAAAGCTAAAATGACTGACGAGGTGACCGACATGGTTGCCTCTGATGTCAAGGCAGCGCTTAACAAGCAGTTCAACTCAGGTCCACGTGACGAGTTCCGCTTGCGTATGTCTAACATCGGTAAGCCAAAGTGTCAGCTATGGTTTGAGAAGAATGACCCAGAGGACAAGACACCTCTGCCACCACACTTTTTGATGAACATGATCCTAGGCGATATCGTTGAGGCTGTGTTCAAAGGGTTGCTACGTGCAGCAGGTCAAGACTTCAACGACAATGAAAACGTGACACTTAAACTACCTAACGGTCAGGAGATCAAAGGCGAGTATGACATGGAGATGAACGGACGCATAGATGACGTTAAGAGCGCTTCTAAGTGGTCCTACGAGAACAAGTTCTCTGATCTGCAGTCCCTACAGGCTAAGGATAGTTTCGGTTACGTAGCACAGCTTGTAGGCTACGCCACAGCAGCAGGTAAAGATGTTGGTGGTTGGTGGGTAGTCAACAAAGCAGATGGTCAGTTCAAGTATGTGGATGCATCTGAGGTTAACCGTGAGGAAGTCTTAGGTGAGATACAAGAGCTGGTGGATTACATCGACAATGATGAACCCTTTGAGCGTTGCTTTGAGCCTGTGCCAGAGACATACTACAAGAAGCCTAGCGGTAACATAGTTCTGTCAGGTGATTGTAAGTTCTGCTCGTTCAAGCATAAGTGTCACCCGACTCTGCAGACGTTGCCTAGCCGTGTCTCTAAGTCAGCTAACCCGCCTCTCGTAGACTACGTGTTTGTAGGGGATGGTGGTGCGTAGACATCTTAAAGGAAGATACCGTAGTGGCCTTGAGAAAGAGGCTGCTGCATTCCTCAAAGACAGGCAAAAGAAAGTCGAATATGAAAAGCTAAAGATCGAGTGGGAAGACCTTCGATACAGGACTTATACGCCAGACTTTGAACTAGATAACGGTATCATAGTCGAGACAAAAGGAATCTTCGATTCAGAAGATAGACGCAAACACCTTGCAATTCAGGAGCAGCATCCTACCTTAGACATTCGCTTCGTTTTTAGTAATGCAAAAGCAAAGCTGTATAAGGGATCAAAGACCACGTATGCGGATTGGTGCACTAAGAATAATTTCTTGTACGCACATAGGATTATTCCAGAAGAGTGGTTGAAAGAAAAAGGTAAACGCTGTAAGACTAAACGCATTGCAGTAGAAAGGAAAGTCTAATGACTTATACACTTAAAGAGGGTGAGGTAGCCGTAGTCTTACGTGCTAATTATGACGACAATGACGAGTGGGACGGTAGTTCTACTACTGGTGTTGTATTTAACACAGAGCGTGAAGACGAGGGTATGCGTCATGGTCTAGAGATTGCTGTACTTATGGCAGCATTCGTAGACTTTGTATCAGATTACCCTGACTATGCTAATCCTATTGAGGGTAGACGGTTAAAGCTACTAGAGGAGATGTTCCCAGAAGCTTTTGCTGCTGCAGTCAGTGAGATCGAAGAAGAAGACGGAAGTAATGTCATACAGCTAAACGCTTGGACTAAGACAGAGGGCAACGCATGACGGACGTAGTAAACAATCCAGTGCATTACAATCACAGTGGGATTGAATGTATTGACGCTATAGAAGCTATGACTGAGAACATGTCTGGCGCAATAGCACCACACGCAGCTAACGTACTAAAGTATATGTGGCGATGTGAATACAAGAACGGCTTAGAAGATATAGATAAGGCAGTATGGTACCTCAACAGACTACGAAAGCGATGGGTGGAAACTCACAAATGAAAAAGTTCTATGTTTCTTTTTTGGTTGAAGTAGATGATGACAATAATATTCTGTCGTCTTATGAACAAGATCACATTGAAGACGTGTATGATCTGATGAAAAACATTCTACATGACATAGACGATGTGCAAGTAGAAAACTTAAATGTAAAGGAAAGACAATGATTAGTGATAAGGATTTAGAGAGCATGGGATACTACGATATGTTTCCTAATGCTGACCCTGTAAATTGGGCAGACTTCTACTCTGGTTGGGTAGAGAAGAAAATCCTGACAGAAGGGCAAGAGCGTTTGTATGAGAATACACTTGGTCTTGTAGGTGAAGCAGGTGAGGTAGCGGAGAAGATGAAAAAGCTTGTTCGTGATAGCAGCCGCTTTAGCAATGAAGAAATTATGAAAGAGCTTGGTGATGTAGTATTCTACGCTACTGCACTGGCAAACATTTATGGGCGTG